GATATGCATGTTGAACGTCTGATCGTTGGTACGTTGGAAGTCACTGGTAAGGGCAAAGAAGGCAAAGAGTCGTTGGCTGATAGAGTTGGAAAAGAAGCGAACGATATCAAGAAGGGCAAGGGCATCGACTTTGGATTCCTAAAGAACCTGTTTGGTGGATTCCTCGGCAAGCTGATGGGTGTCGTTGGAATGATTGGTGGTATGTTCACTGGTACGATTGGTCGTCTGATCGGTGCAGTAGGCCCAATCATCGCATTGGGTGGCAAACTGATGGCTGGCTTGGGGCCGTTAGTGGCTCTTGTTGCTAAGTTTGCTGGGCCTGCATTGGCGGTTGGTCTTGCTGGTGCTGCTGGTGCCGCTATCGGTACAGGCATCACAAAGGGTGCGGATTGGCTGGCACAGAAGATCACTGGCAACAAGGGCGAGTCTGCGCAGTCCCTGATTCTGTCTGGTGTTGACAAGGTACAAGACGCAGCGGGTGGTGCGTTGGGCAAGTCCGACAAGATGGAACAAGATGAGCACCAGCTAAAGGTCAATAAGGAGAAGTTTGCTGAACGCCTACAACAACAAGGCGGTGAAATGAACTCTAAGCAGCTAGAGTTTTGGAAGGGTCAAGGCGTTGACGTATCCGCTGCCAAGCTTAATGAAAATGTGGCACAACGTGGTCCTGATGGAAAGCTACTGTCAGCCAAACTAGTGCCTGATGTGAGCAAGCCAGAAACGGTGGCGGCCCCAGATATGATTCCAAAGAACCAAACATGGCCCGATGAATCTCCCGCAGAGGCGGCTAGAATGAAATCTGGCGGAGTGAATTCTGCACTGGCGGCGCCATCGGCAGCTATTCATGCACGCACAAACATGATTGATTCTGCCAGCCGTCAAGTCGAATCAAGCAAAGAGGTGCGTAGCGCAAAGCCTACGGTCGTGGTGAACAACGTTGGTGGAAAGGGTGGTGAATCTGGAATGTCGCCACCAGGAATCTCGTTGGGTGCCGCACGCAATCAAGAAAATGCGTTTGCAAGATATCTTGCCGCAAGCTTTGCCGCGCTATGAGGAATGCGGCTATTAGTCCTATCGATTCTCGTCGGGCTGTTGTATCTGATAGGTGGGATCATCTTCATCAGGGGTTACCTAGCGCATAGAAGGAAACAACAGAAATAGGAAAGCCCGCTTGCGCGGGCTTTCCTTATCGTACCTAGCGTATAATGTGTGTTTATACGCTACCGCGAGTAAATGACGTTTACTCTAACCGCGAGTATTAGAACGGATCGTCGTCATCGTTCGCCAACTTGGTGAACGTAGCTAGATCATCGTCCTCTGCAACGTCAACGCGAGGTTGCTTTGTTGCTGCTGGTGTTGGCTCCTTGTTGCTAGCCTTTGAAGCTGCCTCGTAGTCGATAGTGTCGTCATCCACCTTTGCGGTAGAAGCCGTAGCAGTTGACGTTGTGCCGTCATTCAAGACACGTTCGAGGTTACGCTTCAACTCGACGTAAGTCTTGAAATTCTTGCGATCAAGGAACTCTTGAAGCGGATGCGTTTGCTCCCAGATCGCCTTGATTTCGTCGTCAGTGCCAACAGTGCTTGGGCTTTCGAATTCCGACTTATCGTAATTTCGATAGCCTTCGACCTTGCGGATCTTCAGCTTGAAGTTAGCGCCACCCCAGAAGTCAAACGGGTTCAACGGTACTTCGTCAGCAAACTCCTCTGGCGGGGACATTACGTCCTTGATCTTATCGTAAATCTTCTTGCCGTACTTGAACAAGAAAACCTTACCGTTGTTTTCGGGATGCTTCGGGTCAGTCACAACCATGATGTTGGAAATGTAGTTCAGCTTGCGCTTACGCTTGCGGACGATTTCCTTGTTGGCTTCCGTGCCAGTGTTCCACAGCTCGGAATTCAACTCGCTGACAGGATCAGCTTCACCAAGAGTCGTGAGGGAGTTTTCGATATACCACTTGCCCGTTGGGCCCTTGAAGCCGTGTGACCAGATGCGAACCCACGGGCTATCTTCGCCCTGAGGTGCGTCAAGAAAGCGGATAACAGCATAGCCGTTACCATCCTTATCAACGTCGGGTTGCCAAAAGCGGGTGTCGTCCTTCTTTTCGAAAGAGCCCGACTTTTGTGTTTCTTCCTTGAGGTGAGCGAAACGCTCGGTGGCTTTGTTCTTTAGTGCTTTCAGTGCTTCAAAATCGATTGCCATGTGAATCTCCTTGTGTATCGTATTTTATCGTATGTAACGTATGTTGTACACTCATGGTATAAGTGGATCATCAAAATCTGGATCATCGATCCAGTCACGCAGGAGTTTCGGCTTCTTTACTTCTTCCTCAACCTCCCGCATCTTTCTATATTTAGCATGTCCGTGAGTCCGTGATGCGTTCTTAACATGCTCCCTTTCATCGTCGGGACGATGCTTGTAGTAAGTCTTGCCCATTTTATCCTGCTTCGCCTCTAAGTGGAAAATACTGCAACAGAATGCCCTTGAATTTGGCCTTATCGAAATCTAGGAAAGGCTCGTACTTCCGTATTGACCGCTTGACAGTCGGCCACAAGATCGTGTCCTTAACTCTAGTATCACACTTTAACACGAATCCTGTTAGCATGTCAAGTATTGTTATGGTTTCGATACTGACCCGTTTCTTGAGGTACAGATCAACCACAAACGGTCTGTCCCCGAGCATAGCAAACAGATCAGCTAGAATCCCCTCTTGCTGGTTCTGTTCAAACAGGTTCTTGACAGACGCCAGTTCCTGTTCGAAGTTGTACGATAGCGATTCAATCTTCTTCCGCCATTCCGTATATGTAGTCTCAAACTCAACGTTGGAGGTGTGCATCCCACCCCACTTCTTACCAGATATGAACTGCGCGACAAAGACCTGGATCAGTTCCTCTTTGCTGTACTTCTTTGCTAGCGAGTTGAACCAATACGCTTCAGGCTTGTTTCGAAACTTGTCAAAGTCCGCGCCATGTGTCTTGAAGTTGTACTTGACTGCATCGAAAGAATCAGTGGTGAAATGCAGTCGCAATGCTAGGTAAAGCTTGTAGGCGCCAAAAGCGTCAATCTGATGTTCCTGTATGGCGTGCATCATTCATGCCCTTCTCCAAAAACGTTGTAGCGACAGGCAATCGCGGATGTATTCCTCGTACTCGTCGCATACAACGAACCCCATGTCCAACATGAACTTCTCGTCAACCACTTCGTTCGGCCAATCATGCGTACCGATGATATCACCCTCGTGGATGAACGAACTCATGATCTGTAATTCTTTTCTCTTGTCACCATTGTCTGTGTAGACAAACAACGGCTTGGTATCCACCAGATGCGAAACCCGTTCAAGGAACTCAGGTGAAAACACGTCCATCCGATGGATAGAGAATCCCTGATTGATCGGTAATACCGCAGTGCTTTCAAAGCCATCCGCTACACAGTCTGGGCGTAGGGTCTTGACGGCATTGAGGCCGTACCCAGCACCGCAGCCTAGCTCAATGTACTGAGCCGCCTTGATATCCCGAGCAATCATGCCCAGCAGATCAAGCTCGCAGCGGCGATGCATTCCTAGTGCGGCTTGTGTAGTCAGGGTGCCCCAGGTACGGATTTCCTTCTGACGCAGTTCCTCGATACGGGCAAAAATCTCATTCATAGTAATGGTGGCGATGACGCCTTCTTTCCTGTTAGCATGTTTCGGGAAGTAGCCTCCACGCGAATCTTCTCCTTCAGAGACCGCGTGATAGCCTTGCTGATGGCCCCGATGTCAATGTCGTTGCGTTGACAGAAGTCAATGATGCAATCCATGTAGCTATTGCCGTTTGTTACAGCCTGTTTTTCAATGAACTGGCTGAATTCGGTTGGCGTCGTGAATTGCTTAGTAATGACAAACGTATCAGAGATTTTTGATTTTGGCTTTTTCATTTGTAAAAGAGGTGATTGCCTATTTGACGGATAAAGAGTCGCTCAGTTGACCACATTGGGTTTACATAGTGTGCATGAAAGTATAGCGCCCTTTCAAGGCCATTGCAACAGTTTGGGTTGCGGAGAAAGTCCTCCGCCACTTTCACTGCCCTCTGCCATGCATCAGGCGAACGGGGTTGGTCTTTGCCTTCACAGACCCAGGAAAAGGCACAGGTGCCCTTATGCTTGAAATAGACCACATCGCAAAGACTGTCGAATTTCTGTACGCGCTTTCGGTTGTACGTTACTCTTGCAACTGCCTTCTGACCTTCAATGGGTTCACCACGGGCTTCGTGGTAAATGTTCTTTGCCAGGCAGATCAGCTCGTCGCCTGTGTGTTGCACTGCTGGCATGACACTTGGTCTTGGGATGCGCGGCTTTGCTAGTTTGGTTCGCTCCTGAGGAAGCTTGATGATTTCAATTGTTGTTATAGGCTTGCTTGGTAACTCATGATGTGAAACTGTCGATTGTATTGCTAGAAATGGAACACTCAGGAGCATCAGACCGATGACTGGTGCTAGACGCATTTACCGTCTCCTATTTTGAGCCAACTCCTCGCATACGAATGACATAATCTTCCGTTGTGGCATCAACCTTCAACGTAAGCATCCTGCTGCCCTTATCCGCTTTCTTGAACGAATACTTGAATGAGCAGGACTCTGTTGGCGCTACTGTTTTTCCGATGATGCAGGTTGAGCCAGCATCGAAGAATTCCTTAGTGGTTCCCTCCGATGCCTTGATCGACCTGATCGTGAATGGTTTGGTGCCTTTATTGGTGACACGCAATTCTTGCGTTTCACCGTCCTTGAATTGCACCTTGATTTCGCCGATGGGCTTTGGGGCCTTTGTAACCCCACTAGCCGCAAACGGCACAAGAAACATAGCGAGAATCGCTAACCACTTCATCATTGGTCTCCTATTGAACAGTTGCCTTGAAGCCTACTGTACCGACTCCAGCAGTCGTTTCGAATTTCATCGAACCACCCTTGAAGCCTACCGTGCCACCAACCATCTTGGACGTCACTGAGCATGTTTGATCTTTGACCATTGCCATGCCCACTGCACAAGTTGAATTGGTGACTATGAATGCTGACCCACCCTTAATCATGTTGGTGATCGTCAGCGGTGCTAGCGCCCTGAATACGAACGTCTTTTCTGGATACTGCCCGCGAGGCACAATGCCCCAATCTAGTGTCTCTGGATCTAGTCTAAAGCCCCTACCCACACCACTCATTTGCAGAACCCAAACGTCTGAGTCTGAGGTTACTGTCAATGTGAGTGCCCGTGGCCCTGGTGCTAGTGGCCTAAACACATACGAAAGCGTACACGATTGACCAACTGCTAGAACAGTTCCTACGTTGCATGTCCTGTTCTTTGGACCAAAGTCAGAGGTATTGCCCGTTGCCCTAAACGTTTGAAATGTGATGGGATGCGACCCATTGTTTGTAATGGTGACAACCTTTGCACCACTCGTAAAGAACAACGAAAGCGTGCCCCAGGTCATTGGGACGTTTGTCACAACAGGAGCAAAGTAGACTGCTAGCTCGCTTTTGGTGGCGTCCTCTTGAAGTGTGCCGTATTCACTATACAGCTCTACTGGTGGATTACCTTCAATGCCCCAACTTCTGACAGCAATATAATGCGTTCTGCCAGTCGTTAGGTTGTTGAAGGTGTGAGTCGTCCCTGTTGTTCTGAATGGGGGTTTGTATTGACGCGACGTATCCCCAATGAAGACCTCGTAACCTTGCAGGCGAGGATCTGCAACCGCATCCCAGCCTAGCGTTACGTCCGCTGCGTTCGCAACCGCTGCGAACAAAAACAAAATCAATGCTCGTAGCATGTCGCCTCCAAATAAGGTGGCCGACTTTGGGAACAAGGTGTCGGCCGAACCCCGCGGTGATTACGCCGCTAGGCGCAATTCCTCACCGTAAAATGCATCATTTGCATTTATGGATTTGCTCTGCTTACGGCAGTCGCCTATCGTGTTGTCAGTCGTCGCTATCTCACTCTGTCGAAACCAGTACTGCCCCATCAAATGATCACCACAAGATATGTGGGCCAGATCCTTCCAACCCTGTCTGACAGCCTTTGGGTAGGCTGGTGATCATTTGGTGGAGCAGGCGAGAATCGAACTCGCGTCCAAAGTGCCTTTACTTCAACGTCTGTGGATTTCTCCACTACAACAATATCTGTATTCTACTTGAATCCTGTTACGTTGTCAAGACCCCATACGGCGAATAACACCTACGCTATCGGTTCGGTATTGCAATGCAGGACCAAATCCACCTTGTACCACAGCGTCGTCTAGGTGAACTGCTGCCTGAATATCGTTCGTCTGCAAAAAGCCGATCAGATCGTAACGATCCATAAACGGTCCCTCAATAGTGCGTGTAGGTGAAGTATTTACTACAGGTGCTGGTACTGGATACGGTGTTGGTTCAAGTGGCAGCGGATACTGCGCAGCTACCAACTCATGAACCTCCTGCACCTCTTGTTGATCTAGCTGGTTGAATGTCTGCACATCCATCCCGACAGGTTCGGTCAGAACAGGTGGCTCCACAACGACAACAGGCACCTCAACTGGCTTTGGTTCCTCCTGCTTCAGGCCAAGATACTCTCTGACAAACATCCACACACTATAGCCAACGAGTAAGGTGATGCCTAAAGCCAAGAACAGCAAAACATCATCATCAATGAATTCTAAAGCTTCCATAGCTACCTCTTATTGTTGTGATAGAACCCAACCAACAACGAGTGCCATCACTAGACCAATTAGTGTCCAGAGCAACTTGAAACTGCGCTTAGGCTCCTCAACGTGATCATACGTTGGATCCTGAATGACAGTAGGTTCGAAAACTGGTGGTGCTGATACCTCAACAACTGGCTCAGAAGTCACCACTTCGTCCACCACCTTTACTGGTTCCTGAATCACCTGCGTCACCACCACTTCCTCCATCTTCGAAGGGGATACCTTCGGTGAACTCGCCCGCGGCTTCTTCTGCAACTGCGACGTTGGTACTTGACTTGGCTTTCGTGATCGTGGTGGTTTTTGCGATGTTTGTGCGGCCTTGCCCTTCTTCTGTTGTGCCATTTTGTATTCCTTGCGTTGTTGTATTAACCGTTTGTGAGAATGCTTCCACTGTCTCTCTGCTGCGACTATCAC